CAAACGCCAGAAGTGGGAGGAGAACGCCGGGCAGCTCTGGCGCACCGAGACGATCCGGTCGGCCATCGGCGGCATGTTCCAGACGATCAAGTTCACCGTGCAGCTCTGGGCCGACACCATCGAGCGTCAGCACGGGCTCACCGAGGAGCAACGGGAAACCCTCAACGGGATGACCGACACGCTTCAGCAGGAAATCTACGACTCCTTCGTGAACAACGCCAAGGAGACGATGACCGGGCCGCAGCTCGCCGAGATGGAGAAGATGCTGGGCACCGAGCAATACCGCGCTCTCCTCGCCCACGAGGGGAAGCTGGACTTCGAGGACGAAGACGATGACGACGACATCATCTGAGGAGCTGCTGTCATGATGATGCTGGGGCAGACCCTTGAACAACTGATCGTGGAGTCGGCAGAGAGCGTCCGGCCCGCCAAGCGCATGACCGTCTCCGAGGCGGCCGAGGCTTACCGGAAGATCAACAACCCGGGCTCCTACGTGGGGCCATGGCTCAACGACACCACACCCTACCTGATCGAGCCCATGGACGTGCTTCAGAGCCAGCGGTTCACGGGCATGGTCTTCGCGGGTCCGGCGCAGTCGGGCAAGACCGATATGTTCTCCAACTGGCTGGGCTACTCGGCGAAGTGCGACCCGGCCGACATGATGCTGATCCAGACATCCCAGACCACGGCGCGGGACTTCTCCATGCGCCGGGTGGACCGTCTGCACCGGCACTCCCCGGACATCGGCGCTTGCCTCTCCCCCGGGCAGCAGAACGACAACACGTTCGACAAGCAGTATCGCTCGGGCATGATGCTCACGATGAGCTGGCCGTCGATCAACGAGCTGTCGGGCAAGCCGATCCCGCGCCTCTGGCTGACGGACTTCGACCGCATGGACATGGACGTGGACGGCGAGGGCAACCCCTTCGATCTGGCCCGGAAGCGTGCGACCACCTTCCGCTCTCATGGCATGTGCGCGGCCGAAAGCTCCCCGGGTTTCGTGGTCGAGAACCCCAAGTGGATCAGGACCAGCAAGCACCAAGCCCCGCCGACGCAGGGCATCCTCGCGCTCTACAACAAGGGCGACCGGCGGCGCTGGTATTGGCAATGCGTCGATTGCCACAACTGGTTCGAGCCGGACTTCGAGCTGCTGCAATACCCGGACATCGAAGACGCCATGGAGGCCGCCGAGCAAGCGGTCCTCGGGTGCCCGCATTGCGACATGACCTACCACCACGATCCGGTAGAAGGCGTCCCCGGGAAGCACGGGATGAACCGGGGCGGCCGGTGGGTGCCGGACAACTGCACCATCGACAAGGACGGGGTGATCCACGGCACGCCGCCGCGCAGCTCCATCGCTTCCTTCTGGCTGAAGGGGGTAGCGGCCGCCTTCTCCGACTGGAAAACGCTGGTCTTCAACTACATCACGGCCGAGCGGGAATACGAGGCGAACGGCTCCGAGGAGTCGCTGAAGACGACCGTGAACACCGATCAGGGGAAAGCCTACATCCCCAAGGTGCTGTCTGAGGGCCGCGCCCCCGAGGTGCTGAAGGCCCGGGCGAAAGATCGCGGCTTCCGCGAGGTGCCCTTGGGTGTGCGCTTCCTGATCGCCACCATCGACGTGCAGAAGAACCGCTTCGTCGTCCAGATTCACGGCATCCACCCCAACGGCGACATCTACGTGGTGGACCGCTTCACCGTGCAGAAGTCCAAGCGGTTCGACCCCGAGGGCGAGCGGTTCTGGGTCAAGCCGGGCTCCTACCTCGAAGACTGGAAGCTGCTGGTCGAGGAGGTCATGGCGAAGACTTACCCCCTCGCGGACGGCTCCGGCCGCCACATGGGCATCTTCTATACCCTGTGTGACTCCGGCGGTAAGGAGGGCGTGACCTCGAAAGCCTACGACTTCGTGCGCTGGCTGCGGAACGGGGACACCGAGAAGCCTGCGGACCAAGAGGGCGACTACGATTGGGGCCACGTCTATGCCTCGCGCTTCATGCTGCTGAAGGGGGCCAGCTCCCGCACGGCGGCACGGGTCCAGATCAGCTTCCCGGACTCCCAGCGCAAGGACTCGAAGGCGGGTGCCCGGGGCGAGATTCCCGTCCTCTTCATCAACACCCACCAAGTCAAGGACACGCTCAACCACATGCTCGACCGGACGGACCCGGGCGGCGCGGTGCAATTCCCCAACTGGCTGGATGACAACTTCTTTACGGAGCTGACCGTAGAGCATAAAGACCCGGTGAAGGGGTGGATCAACCCCAAGAATTTCAGGAACGAGAGCTGGGACTTGCTCGCCTACTGCATCGCGGCCTTGTTGACTCCGATGGTCGGTATGGAGCAAATTGACTGGCAATCGCCTCCGGGCTGGGCCGAGGAGTGGGACATGAACGATATGGTCTATGATCCCGAGACGGAAGCCCGCCCCTTCGAGGAAGAACAGAAGCCCAAGCGCAGCCTCGCCGATCTGGCGTCCACGCTGGCATAGGAGACACCATGGCCCTGACGCCCGAAGAGATCACCCTCTACACGACCCGGCTGACCGAGGCCGAGAACGCGCTGCACCTCCTGACGCTGGGCGGCCAGCCGCGCGTCTACGTGGACGCGAACGGCGAGCGGATCGAGTATACCGCCGCCAACGCCTCGCGCCTCCGGGCCTACATCATGGAGCTGCGGGTCAAGCTCGGTAAGATGACCGTCCAAGGTCCGATGCGCGTGGGGATGCTGTGATGCCGAAGGTGCTGGAAGGCGAAGTTCTCGACGCCAAGGAATACGAAGAGCTGATCGGCCGTCCCCCTCCGCAGGGGGACATGGCGTTTACGGGCGGCTATGACGGCGCGGCGCTCTTCGACAAGCAGATCAATATGTGGAACCCGCCGCTGGTCTCGGCCGACGCCGAGATGCTGCCGCAGAAGGGGATGCTGGACGCGCGGTCGCGCGATCTGGCCCGCAACGACGCCTACATCCAAGGCGGCGAACAGCTCCGCAAGGACTCCATCGTCGGGTCCATGTATCTCCTCAACTCCAAGCCGAACGTCGAGGTGCTGGGCTGGACCGAGGACCGCGCCGAAGCCTTCCAGAAGGAGGTCGAGGCCAAGTTCCAGACGTGGGCCGATAGCCCGATGAATTGGGTGGACGCCAGCCGGAAGAACGACCTCACCGATCTGCTGCGGCTGGCGGTCGGGGTCCATACCTTCGGTGGCGAGGTGCTGGCGACGGTCGAGTGGATCGAGACCAATCGGCGGGAGTTCCGCACGGCGATCCAGATGATCGACCCTGACCGGCTCATGACGCCCTACACCCACATGCACAACCCGAACGTCAAGGGCGGGATCAAGCACGATGCCTACGGCGGGCCGATCTCGGCTTTCATCCGCACGCACCACCCCTACGACTACATGAGCGCCCTGAAGCCCGATGCGCAGGACTGGAAAGAGGTGGGCTTCTACAAGCCGTGGGGCCGCGTTCAGGTCATCCACATCACCGACCAGCGGCGGATCGGCCAGACCCGCGCCGTGTCCGACATCGTGGCCGGGCTGCGCGAGATCGCGATCACCAAGAAATTCCGGGACGTGACTCTTCAGAACGCGGTGGTCAACGCGACCTACGCCGCGTCCATCGAGAGCGAGCTGCCCTCGGAGGTGGTCTACCAGCAGCTCGGCGGGGGCGGCGCGGACAAGACCGCGCAGCAGATCAGCTCCTACGCCAACGCCTACCTGTCGGCCATCGCCGAGTATATCTCGGCCTCGAACCACATGCAGATCGACGGGGTGAAGGTGCCGCACCTCTTCCCCGGGACGAAGCTCAACCTGACACCGGCCGGGACGCCCGGCGGCGTCGGGCAGGAATTCGAGACCTCGCTGCTTCGCTACATCGCCGCGTCGCTGAAGGTCAGCTACGAGGAGCTGAGCCGCGACTTCTCGAAGACCAACTACTCGTCGGCCCGGGCCGCCATGATGCAGACGTGGCGCTTCATGCAGAGCCAGAAGAAAGCCGTGGCCGACCGGCTGGCAAACCACATCTTCCGCCTCTGGCTCGAAGAGGCCATCAACGGCGATCTGATCGAGAGCTTCCCCGCCAGCGAGGCAGGGACGCTCTACACCAACGGCCACCTCAACATGAGGTTCGACGCGCTGACCCGCGCCGACTGGATCGGTGCATCGCGCGGCCAGATTGACGAGCTGAAGGAGACCCAAGCGGCCGTCCTTCGGATCAAGTATGGCCTCTCGACTCACGAGGACGAGCTGGCCCGGCTGGGCAAGGACTGGCGGAAGGTGTATGTCCAGCTCGAACGCGAGAAGACCGAGCGCGAGGAACGCGGCATCGAGCTTCAGGAAGACAACTCCGTCAACGCCGCCTCGGGCTCGCCCCGGGAGAGCGAAGACGAGGGGAACGCAGACGAAGGGGACAAGGATGCCGCCTAAAATTCAGGGATCGTTTCTGGCGAAGATCACGCAGGACGTGCTTCTGCTGACGCCGGACGCCATGACCCTCTTCAACGAGAACATCACCGACGCCCTCATGGACGAGCGGTTCGCGCAGGCGCAGGAGATCGAGGCCGATGTGGACCGGGAGTTCTGGGGCGACGGCACCGACGACTTCCTCGCATGGCTGCGGCCCTACAACGTCAAGGACGGGGTGCTGACGATCCCGGTCCACGGCGCTCTGGTCAACAAGATGACCTTCAAGTTCGGCCGCTGGATGACCGGCTACACCTACATCGAGAAGGCGCTGGATCGCGGGCTCGAAGACCCCGAGGTGAACGCCATCGCCTTCGACATCGACTCCGGCGGGGGCATGGTCTCGGGCAACTTCGAGCTGGTCGAGAAGATCGCCGCCGCCCGGGGCCAGAAGCCCATGCGAGCCTTCGCGTCCGATCACGCCTTCTCGGCCGCCTACAACATCGCCGCTGCCGCCGACACGATCACCGTGGCCCGCTCCGGCGGCGTCGGTTCGGTCGGCGTGCTGACGGCCCATGTGGACGTGTCCAAGGCGATGGACCGGCAGGGGATCAAGATCACCCTGATCTACGCCGGGAAGCACAAGGTCGATGGCAACCCCTACGAGGAGTTGCCTAAAGATGTGAAAGCTCGTATTCAGGAACGCATCGACCGTGCCTACGGCGAATTCGTCGGTCTGGTGGCCGCGAACCGGGGCATGACCGAACAGGCGGTTCGGGATACCGAGGCGCTGACCTACGAAGCAGCCGACGCTGTGGAAGTCGGATTTGCCGACAAGATCGGCGCGATGGAAACTGAAATGGCCGCCTTCGCCGAAGAGGCCGCAACAAGGGAGCCTACGATGGCAAACTCCAACACCCAAGCCTCCGGGGACAACGGCGGCACCTTCACCCAAGCCGATCTCGACAAGGCCCGCGCTGACGGCGTGGCCGAAGGCAAGGAGGCCGGTGCCTCGGCCGAGCGCGACCGGATCAACACGATCCTCGGCTCCGACGAGGCGAAGACGCGCCCGGCGGCGGCCATGCTGATGGTCGATCTCGGCGTTGCTGCCGACAAGGCGGCCGAGAAGCTGGCGAAGATGCCGGAAGAGACCAAGGCCGAAGAAGCCCCCAAGGGCGACGACGAGGCCAACGGCGGCGACGGCACGCAGACGCAGGCCAAGGGCGGCACCGGGGCCAACCCGACCCCGTTCGGCCAGAACATGAGCGGCCCGAAGGTCGGCGCTGAGCTGGAAGGCGAAGGCGGCGAGGGCGGCGAGGACGATGTGGCCTCGCAGATGCTCGGGGCTCTCGCGATGGCAACCGGCAAACGCCGCCGGAAGGCATCCTAACCGCTGGCTCGCCCAGCATAACCGCAACAACAGGCAAGGAGCAAATCATGGCTGTTGACAAGAAAGTTCCCTACGGCGAGCCGGGCATTGCAGGCTTCGAGATGGAGTCGTGGGGCAATCGGGACGAATGGCTCTACGGCGACACGCCCGCCCTCGTTTCGACCACCATCACGGTCGCGGCTTCCGGTGCGGATGTCGAGATCGCGTTCCTCGACGTGCTGGCGACGGACGGCGACGCGGCGGTCTACAACGCCACGCCGGGCGCGGCCACGGCCAACTACGTCGCGGCCACCTCGATCACCATCCCCGATGGTGAAACCGCCGAGGTTCCCGTCTACGCCATGGGCCACTTCCGCATGGAAGCCCTCGGCTGGGACGCGAGCTACGACACCGACGCGAAGAAGAAGGCGGCCTTCCAAGGCTCCGTCTCTCCGTCGATCTTCGTGTCGTCGGCACCCTTCAATTCCGACTCGATCTACTGATCCGAGCGGCAGACAGGAAAGGAAAGAACGCATGTCGCTCAGCAACAACGTCTACGACACCTCCCAACTCCTCGGCGTCATCGTGGACGACGACGCCATGGAGCCGCCGAGCAACTACTGGCTCAACCTCTGCTTCCCCTCGACCATCCAGTTCGAGACGGAAGAGGTGGACTTCTCCCGGATTCAGGAGAACCGGAAGATCGCGCCGCTGGTGGTCCCCACCGCGCAGGGTGTGCCGATCTACTCGGCCGCCGAAGAGCGCGGGTCGGTGAAACCGGCCTACGTCAAGCCCAAGGACGCCGTGTCGGCCTCCCGGGTCATCAAGCGGGCGGCTGGCTTCGGCGAGCTGAATTCCCGCACGCCCATGACGCCGCAGCAGCGTTACCTCGCCATCGTGGCCGACATCCTGAAGCAGCACCGCTACGCCATCGAGCGGCGCTGGGAATGGATGGCCTGCGAGGCCATCGTCAAGGGCTCGGTGACGCTGGAAGACGACAACTACCCCCGCAAGGTGGTGGACTTCCAGCGCGACGCGGGCCACACCGTCACGCTCACCTCGGGCAACTTCTGGGGCGACTCGGGGGTCTCGATCCTTGAGCTGGTCGAGACGTGGCGGAAGACGATGCGCCGCGCCAAGCACGGCGGCGTCGCCAACCGGCTGACGGTCGGCGTCGATGCGTGGGACGTGATGCGGAAGGACTCCGAGATCAAGGAGCTTCTGAAGACCGACTACGCGCCGACCCAGAAGAACGGTCTGGACATCAACCTCGGGCTCATGGAAGGGCTGGATGTCGAGTGGGTCGGGCGTCTGTCCGGCACGCTGGATGTCTACGTCTACTCCGACTACTACCAGCTCGCGGACGGCACCGTGACCGACTTCATCTCGCCCAAGCAGGCGGTCCTCACCGGCCCGTCCGTCAACGGCGTGCGCTGCTTCGGCGCGATTCAGGATGTCGAGGCGAGCTTCCAGCCGCTTCAGATTTTCCCGAAGATGTGGAACGAGAAAGACCCCTCGGCCACGTTCGTCATGTCGCAGTCGGCCCCGCTCATGGTCCCGATGTCGCCGAACGCGACCTTCGCGGCCACGGTGGTCGGCTAAGGCCACACCTCCGGGTAGGGCGGCTCTCGGGCCGCCCTTTTCCCACCCCCGCCCCTGACCACGCCAACGGACCAACAGAGGAAACCTCCCATGGCACAGAAGAAAGTCATCACCGTCCACACGCTCCATCTGACCCGCAAGGAAGGGAAGGATGGCGACCGCATGAAGGGCATCGCCCCGAAGCGCCCCGAGGTGGACGAGATCGCGCCGAAGACCGTCATCATGCTCGACTCCGACACGGCCGCCGAGCTGCTGAAGGCGGGCGCTGTCCGCGAGCCGCAGGGCGACGAAGCCAAGATCAAGGCCATCAACGAGGGCAAGACCTCGGCCACCTCCGGCTCGTCCGACTCCGGCGCGAAGAAGACCACGGCCGCGAAGAAGACCACGGCCGCCGCCAAGAAGGACGACGACAAGTCGGACGACAAGGGCGACGACAAGGACGATGACGACGACTCGGATGTCGTCTGACCCCCATGTCGATCTCTGAGATCAGGCAGAACGCTCGGCTGGCCCTCCATCGCACGATGGCGCGGCCAGCCGTCTTCTATTCCTCCGAGGCTGCGACGCCCGAGGACATCACGGCGCGGAAGCACGACAAGCAGAAGCTCGTCGGTGATCTGGCCGGGACCAATCTCTCCTATGCCGAGACGCACGACCGGCCGACCAAGCTGGTCTTCTGGAAAGCTGACATGGCCGGGCTCACGATCCGGCGCAACTCCATGGTCATCTTCGCAGAGGACGAGGGGTGGAACGTCGGTTCCATCCTGCCGGACGATGGCTACATCATTGAGGTCGAGGTCACGGAGATGAGGGCCGCCGATCTGGTCGGCAAGCAGCTCCCGGACGGCTCGACCATCGGGGCCTGACCATGGCCGACCAGTGGACCGTCTTCGTAGAAGGGCTCCGGGAAGCAGACCTCTCCAACGCCAAGGACGAGATCAAGCTGGCCGCCGCGCAGGCGATCAACAAGATGGCCCGCGACTACCGCGCCAAGGGCGCTCGCCGAGTGCGCGATCAGGTCAACTTCCCGGCCAAGGCCGTGGCGAACAACGACAAGGGGATGCACGTCTCCGAGAAGGCCAACCGGCACTCCCTGCAAGCCCGCATCACCGCCTACGGCCGCCCCCGGTCCCTTGCCAACTACGTGGTCGGCTCGAAGAAGCCCTACGCCCGGGGCGGGGTCTACCTTCAGGTCGCGCCGGGCAAGACCCGGTTCATGCGCCGCGCCTTCATCATGAAGCTCTACGGGACGGGCGGCAGCTTGGACGAGGGGCTGGCGAACCTCGGCCTCGCGATCCGGCTCCGGCCGGGCGAGACGCTGCGGAACAAGACCGACGCGATCTCCTACTCGAAGGCGTCGAAGGGCCTCTACCTCCTCTACGGGCCGAGCGTCGATCAGGTCTTCCGGTCGCGCGACGGCACGGGCGTTGCCAACGATATGGTTCCTGAGATAGAAGATGATCTCAGCAAGGAATTCGTGAGGCTCTTAAAGCTATGACCGTTCTGACCAACCCGCTCCGCTTGGAGATCATGAAGCGCCTCTCCGACGCGCTGCGGGAGATCACGCCCGCCAACGGGTATGTCATGGACTACTCGGGAGCCGAGGGGACGGACGACAACAAGGTCTTCCGGGGCCGCGCCTACTTCGGCGACGAGTCTCCGCTTCCCATGCTCTCGATCCTCGAAACCCCCATCCAGCCTGAAGAGGCCCCGACGCCGCAGGACGCCACCGAGCGCACGGTGATCTGGGAGCTGATGGTGCAGGGCTTCTTCGAGGACGACAAGCAGAACCCGACCGACCCGGCCTATGTCGGGATGGCGGATGTGACGAAACGGCTGGTCGAAGAGAAGGCCAAGCTGAATTGGGATGAGCCGGAGGAAGGCCCGCTCGGGCTGGGCAACGCCATCATCTCGGTAAGGATCGGCACGGGCGTTGTTCGCCCTCCCGATGAAGTCTCGGCGAAAGCGTATTTCTGGCTCGTCTTCGCGCTGGAATTGGCCGAGGATTTGAGCGACCATTACACGGTCTAGACAAGGAAAGGCAACCAAATGGCGAACAACTACGTTCTGGGCCGGGGCAAGGTCTACTTCAGCCGCTTCAAGGCTGGCACTCAGACGCCCGCAGGCTTCGTTTACATCGGGAACACCCCCGAGCTGAACCTCACCATCGACGTGGAAACGCTCGATCACTACAACTCCGACGAAGGCGTGAACGAGCTGGACGATTCGGCGACCCTGCAAACCAACCGCTCGGGCTCCCTCGTCACCGACAACATCTCGGCCCACAACACGGCCATGTTCTTCCTCGGTGAAGCGTCCACGCTCACGCAGGCGTCGGCCTCGGGCGAGACCGAGACGCTGGAAGGCATCGTGGCCGGGGCGAGCTACAAGCTCGGCGTGTCCGCGTCCAACCCGGCGGGCTACTTCGGCATCTCCGAATCCAACCTGACTGTCGAGGTCGGCGGCGGCGGCTCGGCTCTGGTCGAGGGCACCGACTTCACCCTCGACTACCTCAACGGCATCATCACCTTCATCGAAGGCTCGACGCTTGCCGTGGACGGCGAGGACATCGACCTCACCTACGATGTCGATGGCTCGACCCGCGAGCGCGTGATCTCGGGCTCCGACCCGGTGGAAGGCGCGATGATGTTCGTCACGAAGAACCCGAAGGGCAAGGACGCCACGTTCTACATGCCCTACGTGCAGGTTGCCCCCAACGGCGACTACGCGCTGAAGGGCGACGAGTGGCAGCAGATTCCGCTTCAGCTCACCATCCTGAAGAAGTCCGGCGAGGAAGCCATCTACCGCGACGGCACGCCGACTCTCTCGTAACCCCTGACACAAGGACCAAGCTGGTATGGGACTTCTTGACTATCACATCGAACGTGCGACCGTGAAAGCGGGCAACACGACAATCACGGTTCGCGGCATCACTGGCGCGGACGTTATGCTGGCGGTGCAGGACTACGGCCCTGCGCTCGCTCTGGCCTACG